TACTTTCCCAGTGGAGAGGATCTCAAGACGAGCCTGGTTGCCCAGGGCTTTCATTTTGTTGGCATAGTTAGCATAAGCACGCTCCACGGGGGTATCAGCTTCGGAAACCAGGGTATAGGCGTCCTTTGCCTCAGCCATCTTAGTGCTGGGCTGAGTACGCTCTTTGACCTTGCCAGTTCGCTTATCGACATAAACAGGGTCATCCACATCTTTCCATATGTATTCGCCTGTCTTTTCATCGATTTTCGGACTACCTTGCCTCTTAGTGACAGAAGTCTCCGATTTAGCACGGGAAATCAGAGTCGAAGCACCCTCGTGGTATCTTCCGTCTTCGTCAACCGTGCCCTGATACTTCTTTTTCAAAGAGCTGATGCCATTGTCGATCTCACTTTGCTTATAGTCCAGCTTGTGTTTTTCGGCATCGATAACTACCATGCTATGGCGAACGGCTCTTGCAAGCTCATCCTGCGTGGCACCCTTCAAAGTCATATCGGTAATCAGATTAGAAATGACACCCATCTCTTTCTGTGTGTTCTTCATAGGCTTGAAAGTGCCAGCCGGTTTTCCACCATACTCCAATTTTGGGTCAAATCCTTCAAGTCCCTTCAGAGGAGGAGTGGAAGTAATCTTGACCTTGCTTTTACCAGAGTTACAGGGGATGACCATGACAGTATCACCATCAAAGTCAGCACCTGAAAGCCGTTCCGCAACCTTACTGTTAATACCGATTGCATCTTTAGGTGTGTTGCCAAGGATTCGACGAGCCTCTGCCTGCTTGTTATTCACTGTAAGGATAGGAATCTCATGTGGGTAACGAACCAGAGCTACTGTTTCACCATTCTTGTAATTCGGGGCATACACTTCATTGTCTTTCATCGAAGTGATAGGTAGGATCACCTGATATTTCTGACGAGGAAGAGCAGCTGCCTGAAGGTGCACCGCAGCAGAGTCACAATCATCCGCAAAGGATTTCAGTAATGATTTTTTGACCGTCGGATTTGTCAGTGAGCAGATTTCATCAAATTCAGCCATCTTATCAGATGCCGCCAAATTCAGCTGTTTATTGACAAGACTCAAACTCTGTTTAGAAAGAAACTGGGAGGGGAGTTTATCCGCCCATTCACCCCAATCGCCCTCTTCAGCACGCTTATTGATAAGGGAGAGCTGTCGTTTACCATCAGCATCGATATAATAGCTCTGCCCACCGGCTTTGATAAGGGAACCAAACGGATTATCGGGGTCATCCTTTACCTTCTTCAGAACATCCGATGTCGGAGTGCCCTTTTTCTTATTGGTGTTGAACATTACATCCACACCATCAGGAAGATCATCAGAATAAACAGCCATTCCTTTCAGATATCTATTTCCGTCGACCAGGATGCGAACCTGAGCATAATGGGAATCACCGAGAGATAAGTCGTCTACACCACGACGAATTTCAATGACACCATCTTTCTGAATACCGCCATCTTCCGCATAACGGATTTTCAAGCGGCTTGAATCCATACTTTTAGGATAGACAAACTTGTCGAATGTCTCGCCGTCATCATGAGACACATAGTCTCTGACGGAATGGACATTCTCGAAATTATAAATCTCTTTATGCTCTGTTCCTGGAGGGCAGAGAACCTTGATGTTTGTTTGCTTACCCGGGTTTGTTACCTGAGGGACACCGCCGCCATAGATGGGATAGCCTTCCATTTCCAAAATATAAAGAGCCTGGTTCATTTTCTCTTTCGAAATACCAAGCTCTCTTTCGACTCCGGTTCCGACATCGATCATGCCTTTTTCCGAAATCTGTTTTTTCAGAAATTCAGCGGTCTGCTTTGCCTGATTCATACGAGCTTCGGAACTCTCATTCAAAAGCGAGCGAACCGAAGAATCGTTAGCAAAGCCCATCTTATCAGCGATTTCATTCAAACTATAACCCTTAGCACGAAGAGCCTTAGCCGTAGCGACATCAGCAGAACGGCGTTCATCCTTTGCAAGGCTCATCTGGGTACGAAATTGGGTTGTACTCAAGCCCATAGATTTTGCAATGGCTACTTCTCCTGTGTAAGTTTTTCCATCTTTATCGGTAAAGGTGAAATTGGACTTTTTCAGTTCCTCTACACGAGAAAGAAAATCACCGCTGTGCTGATAAGGGTTATCACCCGAACCCCAAGGATAACGACCAGACCTTCTGGGCATACCGTAATGCATTAAAATATCATCCGTGAGACTCATGGTTTAACCCTCCTGTTCTCTGATTTTTCTAATAACCTTGTCAAAAGTAATAATCTTGTCCATGATTGGAACAATATCTTCGGCAGTAGGTGTGTGATACAGAATTTCGTTGTTCTGATACAGACGAAGTTCCATCTCGATTTCCGATGGTTTCACCTTGTATTCCAAACAAAAAAGAGCAGCGTATATTTCAAGCTGCTCCATGTGCGCCGGAACGACACCGGTCTTCAAATCGTGAATACGAAGCGTACCATTCCGAAATACAATCGTATCGGCGGTGCCAAAGCAATTTTCTGAATAGAACAGAATCTGTTCAGGCAGCATACGAAAACTAATTGCGTCATTGACATACATGTTCAATGTTTTCTGTGACTTGGGGAGTTTTTGCCCCAAAGTGATACATTGACATGCAAAGTCATGTAGAACGGTCCCTCGCTGTGTGGCCAAAAACTTTGAATAAGCATCAGCTACTTTTGTTTCGTCATAGTTAATCCAATGATACTTGCTGGCACCAAGAAAAGCGTGTTGCCCTTCAAGATTGGAATGATTGTTGAAGATCATGCAGCACTTCCTCCTTGTTCTCGGGACAAATGAATCTGGAGAAAGACATCTCATCCATTTTACCCACATAATATTCTTGGTTTGGTTGCTTTTTTGCACCAGCGTGTTGTTTACATTCCAGAGCAGCCCATTTGTCATTGAACAAAATAAGCAGATCGGGAATGCCTTGCAAATATCCAGAGTCGCTTTTCATCACGATGCAACCTGGAAAAAGTTTCTTGAGCTCCTTAATGAGCTTCGCTTGAAATTGACTTTCGAGCATTAGCAAATGAGCCTCCTTTCATGTAGTTTTTCAAAACTGAAAAGAGAATGTCTATTCTTAAAAATAGCTTTTTTACTCCTCTCTTCATAAAAGGGAATGTATTTTTCGCGCGGCGGAAAAAGACATAAAAAAAAGACCGAGACACCGTTTAAGCATCTCGGTCAAATATAAAGTTGTTTGTTATCGAGCTTCTACACTTACTGGATCAAGTTCAAAGAGACCTGTATCAGAATTGTAGCTCCGCACTTTAGCCTGTATTTTTACATTGCTGCCGACTTTGATATAATCAGCAAGCGTAAGCCCGTCTCCTAAATCATATACCCCAACATCCTTAAACTTAAAAGTTGGACCAGGGTTTTCAGTATTTTCATCCACATAGTCTCCTGCACTGATTAGCAAATCATATCGAGTGTCGTAGTTATCGTGGTTTGTAAGATATGTAATGCAGCCATTAAACTCAATAACCTGGTTCTTATGAGCCTCTGCAAAATCGGCATACGATTGGTCCATATCTGCTTTAAGAGAAAGTATTGCTGCCAATTCCGGAGAATTATCTACTGTCAAAATATCAATAGCGGGCGCTTCGGTTAAAACGGATTCACTGTCTGTTTCAGAAGTTTCTTTTTCCGGGAATGTGTGATATGTGATTATAACCTCGACATCAGCCGGACACCAAGCATCAGCAGAGTATCCAGTATCGCCATCCACGGAAACAGATTCGACCTCACCGTCTTTTGTAAGCCAACCAGTAACAAGGTCGTCAAGTTTTTCAAGTTTGATGTTTGTGAAGCCACTACTTTCAAACTCGTCAACTACTTTTTGATAATCCTTGCCTTTTTGAATACTGGAACCTGACGGAGTTTTAGCTTCGCCTTCATGCCCCTCTGAACTACAACCTGCAATCATAAATATCATGACAATCGCCATGCACGCTGCCAAGAACTTTCTCATCTCATTATCCCATCCTTTCCGAGGGCATTAAAAAAGTGCGCCCCTACAACGAGAGACGCACCGAAAAAGTGTCAACCCTCATTGTTGCCACACAATCTCAATCAAGCCGCAAAGGGACAAATGAAATGAGTAAAGAGAGAAAACACTTTTTACCAAAGCAGTTTTCCCTAAACGACTTGAACATATTAGATTGTGTGGCTCTTATAGTATAGCACAGCTTGAAAGAAAAAGGAAGAACTTTCGGTAAAAAGTCTTGACATTTCCATTGACTTGTGCTATGTATTTTGGATTCTGGCCAAATGCCCACTTTACTCGCCCTATTTATATATTTATTAAAACTTTTTATCGCAATTAAATAAGAAATATAAGTGGGAAAGTGGGCTTTTTTCACAAGAAAAATTTCAAATCGGCGCAAATCGGCCATTTTGGGGCAAAAAATGCCTAAAAAGTGCCATTTTCAGAAAATGCCTCCGAATTTTTCTGCCCACTTTTGGTTTTCAAAACCGGGCTTTTGCCCACTTTTTCTGGGCTTTTTTCAAGAAAATTGTCCGTACACGCTCAAAAATTTTTTCAAAAGTGGGCTTTCGCCCGAATCCGCCAAACAAAAGTGGGCTAAAATTTACACAATTTTCAAGTATGTACGGACTTATTTCTCTCATCTCCAAACCCGTCCGTTCCGTTTATCGACCAGAATAATCCGACCTTCGATCTCAAAGTCAGCCAACTCACACAAGTAAAACAGTGTATGCAGCAGCCTATGAAATCTTTCGTCTTCTTCACGCTCAATGTTCTTGAGGGCTTCGTAAGCGGTCGGGTCAGAATATCCTTCGGCATTTCGTCGAGGATTAGTAGTGTTCGCCATGATGCAGGTACTCCTTTCTTCTAAGTTTGTTTCAAGATTGCTACGCCTTCTTTCAAGCTTTCCGGGATATCAATTACTCGCTGGTTACGGCTTCCTCTGAAATCAAGCTCCAACGATTTTTCAGCCTGTACGAACGGGCCGTCAACAAGCACATCGATATGTTTCAGAAGCTCGATGCCTTGCCTGTACAAGTCTTCAAAAAGATAACCAGTGTAACACCAAACGCTGAGCCCCATTTCATGAGCTTTTTCAGCGATCAGAGCACACTGGTAAATCTGACAGAACGGTTCACCTCCGGAAAGGGTGATGCCGTCTATCCAATTTTTTCTTTTTGAAATATTATCGAGTATATCTTCGATCGACACGAGTTTTCCGCCACCGAACGGGTGAGTTTGAGGATTATGACAGCCGGGGCAATGATGAGGACAACCCTGTGTAAATATCACATATCGGATGCCTTCTCCATCGACAATGGACTCCGGCTCAATCCCCGAAATTCGAATCAACTTCATGCTTGACACGATCTCGCTCCTCCGCACGCTTAGCGTCATTCCACTTATCAAGAGTTCCGACCAAATATCCAGTGATACGACGAATGCGTTCGAACGGAACTCCATCGGCTTCGCTCCGTCCGCAGCAGGGGCATGTATCATTGATAATTCCGTTATAACCGCAGACAGGATCTCGGTCTACAGGATGATTGATGCTTCCGTAACCAATACCAGCTTCTTTCATGTGTCTTACAACACGCTCGAAAGCAGCCAGGTTTTTGGTCGGATCACCGTCCAGTTCTACATAGGAAATATGACCGGCATTGGTAAGAGCATGGTATGGAGCTTCAATGTCGATCTTCTTAAGAGCCGGGAGATGATAATAGACCGGAACATGAAAACTGTTGGTGTAGTAGTCACGATCGGTAACTCCCCTAATAATACCAAATTCTTTTCGGTCAGCTCTAAGTAAGCGTCCGGCTAAGCTTTCAGCAGGAGTAGCAAGACAGGTTACATTCATACCAAACTGCTTACTTTTCTCATCACAATAGTTCCGAATATAACCTACAATTCGCAGACCAAGCTCCTGAGATGCTTCATCTTCACCATGATGATGCCCTGTCAATGCCACAAGACACTCTGCAAGCCCACAGAAACCGATAGAGAGTGTTCCGTGTTTCAGCACCTCTCCAACCTCATCGTCCGGTCTAAGCTTGTCAGAGTCCATCCATACGCCTTCTCCCATGAGGAATGGAAAGTTTCTAACTACTCTTGACGCTTGAATCTCGTATCGGTCGAGAAGCTGCTGCATGGTTTTGTCGAGCATTCCGTCAAGCAGTTTGAAAAACTGAGGAATATCGCCATCGACCACAATAGCAAGCCTCGGAAGATTGATAGAAGTGAAACTCAGATTACCTCTGCCGGGAGCGATCTCACGAGACGGGTCATAAACATTACCCATTACACGAGTACGGCAGCCCATGTAGGCAACCTCCGTTTCAGGATGACCGGGCTTGTAATACTGGAGATTGAAAGGTGCATCAATGAAAGCGAAGTTAGGAAACAGCCGCTTTGCACTGACCTTCATCACCAGTTTGAACAGGTCATAATTTGGGTCATCGGGATTATAGTTGACTCCCTCCTTGACACGGAAAATCTGAATCGGGAAGATAGGTGTTTCGCCATGACCGAGTCCTGCTTCTGTAGCAAGCATAAGCTGCTCAATAGCAAGACGACCTTCCCAAGATGTATCTGTGCCATAGTTAATAGAGCTGAACGGAACCTGAGCGCCGGCACGGGAATGCATGGTATTCAGATTATGAATAAACCCCTCCATAGCCTGATAAGTATCACGAGTAGTTTTTTCCATAGCGTAGTCGAGAATCCACGCTTTATCTTTCAGATCGTTGAGGCGTTCACAAATCTCATAACCTTCTTTCAAGTATTTTTGATAGGTGTAACGGACACCCTCGGCCATAGCATAATCGAAGTCCACGACACTCTGTCCACCATGCTGGTCATTTTGATTAGACTGAATGGCAATAGCAGCCAGAGCAGCATATGAGCCGATGCTTTTTGGTGCTCTCAGATGACCATGACCGGTATTGAATCCATTCTTGAAGAGCTTGCGAAGCTCAATCTGCGTGCAGGTCGTTGTCCATGCATAGAAGTCAAGATCGTGTATATGAATCCAACCATCACGGTGGAGTTCCGCAATTGCAGGTTTAATTAAATACTCCAAATTGTACTCCTTGGCGGTATTGGCACCATATTGCAGCATAGCCCCCATAGGGGAGTCACCGTTGATGTTGGCGTTATCTCGTTTCAAATCGCTATCTTTTGCCTGAAGAACGGTAATGCTATCAAAAATA